TTCCCCCGCCCCGCAAAACTCCAAGACGAGATAGTTCAGCTACAAGATTGCCTCGGGCACCTGCAGCTCCAGTATTAAACCGCTGGCGAGCTGCTTGACGGATAGCATCTTCCTCAAACGGCGCACCGAGTCGGTCAAGGAGTTGCTGCTGAAGCAATCCACCAACTGAACCAATCCCTACATCCCGCTGGTCAGGACTCACCAGATCGTCTAAAAATCTAGATTCTAATGCACCCTCAAGAGGGCTCCTTGTGAACTCAGGAACTTTCAGTTGTTCAAGTGCACTGCGCCCTGCGGCTTCAGCATCTGAACCTAACCCTGCTACCAGTCGTTGCTGTTCACGCCGAATGTCTTCGTTAGAATAACCTTCTTTTTGATTCGCAACCAACTGCGAAACCTGTTCACTGAGTGACTCTATTGCCTTACTATCCTCAGTACGAATCCCCACATTACCAGTTGCAGGAGGAGAAGGTAAACTTGATGTCGTATTACTAGTAGCAATGTTCGAAATTCGATCTGATAGACCTGTATTAGCTGCCGTCAAATCTGCAATTTGCTTGGACAACTCAGCTAATCGGTCATTCTGTTCTACGCCACTTGAAGCAGCTTCTGCACCTGCACGAGGTTCGCGGTACCGAGTGGCCGCAGCATCTCTGAGAGAGCCAAAATCTAGATCAGCAACTCTGGCTAATTGATCCATCGGTACAGTACCACTACCGATCAGACCTCTTAATTCTTCTACTGCATTTTCTTGTGTAAATCGACCAGCATCCAATAATGAATTAAACCGCGTAATAACCGCAGGATCTAAGCCTAGACCTTCAAATGGCCCACCTACACCCTGTGCACGATCTGTTTCAATTTTCTGGGCGCGTTGCTTCGCTAGATTTTCTTCTTCGATCTGAGCAAGCGTTGCGCCGCCAGCAGCCTGAAACGTACTAGTATTAGCTGTACTAAGACCTAGTCGTCTGTCCAACTCAACTTCGTCAAATGGAGTTCTTGCTGCTCCAAGAAGACGAACAGCCGCATCTCGTCCCTTTGCTCCAACATATCGCTGAAGCCGGACATTTGCAGCTCGACCCCCACCAAAAATCTGGTTCGCTATAGTTCTGTCTGTTGTAGAGAAACTCGTAGCCATTAGACACCTCCAGTTGTATACAGAGTTTCTTTACCAATAGGCTTAAACATAAGGTCAACTCGCCGTATAGTAAAAGGTTCTGACGCATTTGCGTTCAGATACTTCAGTTGAGTGAAGGGATCATAACCATAAAGGTCAGTATCTATAAACGAGCCCCAATCAGACCCACGGATAACAGATGAACCAATCACAAACTCTGTAACAAGTGCGTCAGTAGGATCACCTACATCGAATTCATTAACGCGTGAAGGAATCCCAGGACCACGTTGCTGCACTAATACATTTAAGTTTTCATTTTCCGGATTAAATTGATGACGAGCATAAAGCCACCTAACGCTATCAGCTGCAGAAAGTGGAGGTGTTGCACCTGTATGAAAATACGCGTTAATAGCTGTCGCATTGTCCGCAGTCCCTGTATCATGCTGCCATGCGAAACCATCATCGTATCCTCCATAATACAATTTATTATCGAAGTACGCAGAAGCATTTCTCGTGAACCCATTATGTGGACCTGCCCACGAACCTAATTGCTCATTCCAGACCATCACATGGTTCATATCTGTTTGGGCTACACCATATGGAATAGCAAACTGAACTTGGCGTTTATGAGGTACATAGATTGCATGAGATTCACTAAGGCGTGATTTTCTTACAGTATCCCAATATCGTTCACCATCTAATGCGTGAGAAATTTTCTCCGGTTGATTAGCTCCATCCCACCGATAAATACCTTCTTCGCGTATAAAGTACATAAGCCCGACTTCGCTAACTACAACCGATCGTCGAGCAACTGTACCTCTATCTGCGCGTCTTTGGCGACTATAAGGTTGATCAGTATTATTTGTTGGAAAAAGTCCCCAAATAGCATTTTCAGTGAGTACAGCAAGAAAACTCTTCATAGCTACAAGAGCAACTACACGTTCATCAAACTGATAAAAATCGTTAGCTCCCCATGTTGTTATATCTGTTTGGCTGCTATACCAAACACGGTCTTCACCGCTGGAGAGGTCTCCGAACCAAGCTCTGTTGTCGAACCAAGCGGTTGCCCCTGCTGAAGTAAATCGAGAATCAACATCTGCAGTCGCTTGATTTCCGCCAGAGGCAGCCCACGAGAGTGCAGGATCATTGCCGTTTCCATTGCATGACAAAAGAGTTCCGCCACAGTTTGCTGCGACCCAGGTTTTGTCGTCTCCAGCAGTGATTGTAGCTGATCCTGAACGGTCAGCAGGAGTTCCTCCAAGGTTTTCGTAGAATTTATTACCAAAAAACCCCCATGTGGCAGATGACGAAGCTGAAAAACGTTGCTTACCTAAGCCTGTGCAAGTTGCAGCACTATTCAAATCTGAAGCATTAAGCTTAGCTGTGCCGTTTCGCTTAGCCACTTCACCATACAAACCTATTTCCATATTCTGCATTTCAAACAACTGATCCACTTCGAGATCAATTGCTGGACGCGAATAGTCTACCCCGCCTCTCCACGGCCCAAAAGTTACACGATCGGCTCGAATCGGCATCAGCTAAGCACCGGTGGATTATAGAATTCGAAGCGACCTAGAGTATCGGAAGGTCTGCCAAAACGAACTCGTTGGTTAGCAAACGCACGACCTTCAACTGTCAGAGCTGTATCAATCGTATTGTCTTTATTTCTGCGCTCTCGATCCTCACCTTCGTAATCGCCTTTTTCTGCATGATACATCTGCGACACCCCATAAATAAGTGAGTGCTGAATCCATACTGGCATATAAATAGCAAGATCCGTAGAATCTGCAATAGTAGACGAAGCTCCATCAACTGTAAATAGCGGCAAAACCTTATGATAACGATAAGTAATAGTAGTAGCTGAATCATTTGGCGTTGGATGCATCATAACTTCCCAGTATCCAGTAGTAGAATTAAGTCCTATTGGAATAACAGTATCTGGATCGCCACTATTTGATTGATCAGCATCTGCAGAATCAAGCCATGCTGAGGTCTGTATTGCCATAGTAAGGTTATTTGTTACGTTCCGAAATCCAGTCGGCGCGTAAACATCGGCCGCTAACGAATACGTCTTTGTTCCACTAGTTGTCGTAATATTTGCTTCAGTCTCAGACCACTGCCATTCTGTACTGGCACCAATCTCAGCCATCTGAATATTCATATAATCACGAGCATTATCAGTAAAGGCTGTACTAGCGATAGTCAACCCTGCTCGCCTTAATGCAATAGTCATGATGTCTGTGGGTGTCACGGTAGTGCTCCTATTCGGATGCTAAAAGTGCAATCGACTCAAGATCGTCGTCAATATCCATAGATGAAGATGAAAAAGTTCTTCCCTCCTGCCATGCCGCGTGCCATGCAGCAACTGCCTCATCACCCCGTTCAATAATACCTTCTGGAGGAACAGGCAGAAAATTCTCTACTTCATGAACAGCCTCACCTTCGGCGCGCATAGTCTCAAGATGATTTCTGTTTCTATTCGCTTTCGAAGGTTTCTTACGAATCCCAGGAATTTTAAGGGCTTTAGCAATAGCATTCTTTGTAGTTTCGTCTGCCGTCATCAGCAGCTTAGCCAGGTCTCGTGCAGTCACAGGTTTCTCGCCACCAGCTTCAGGCGTAGCGGGAATATCAACTTTAACCTGTGCGGGAGGAGCAGCCTTTGGAGTTTCAGGCAACTCATGTCCCATAGATTTAGCGTTCATCGACTATCCTTTAATTTGTGAACGAGGAGAGAGCAGAAAATTTTCGATTCCTACTCCCTCCCCAGATAACTAGACTACCAGACCCTGAATCATCCACTGGACATGACCGGTAGTATCAGGGGCAAAAACAGCATAACCAACTGCAGGTTCAGTATATGCATCCTGCAACTGAACTGCACCAGCAACGCCATCAGAGAGCGTAAGCTGATCACCGATAGCAATTGAGCCGTCAGCAATCGACGTAGCGATGCCCGCTGTCTGGAACCAACCATAATAAGCATCTGTGAAAGCAATCGGAGTTACACCCGATACCATATAATCAGTACCAGCAGTGGCTCCCACCAACTCTGTCCACAGATTGCCAGTAATCGCGATATCCGAAGACGTGGTAACCGCGACTACCAGACCATCATACAAGTGAAAATCAACTTTGCCAGAAGTCGTATAATCAGTTGCACTATTCGACTCAATGCGATACTGATGACCTTCGCCAGCATCATCCGTAATCGCAATCAAAGCACCAGCGTACTGATTCTTCGTTACACTAGCGAGGGTAGCCTGAAAGGCTTTTG